CTCTTTATCTTTATGAGACTGTTGTAAAGCAACAGAAAAGTATTGACACCTTTCAAAGTAGGGAGCAGGATAATGAATCAAGTAAGGAAAAAATTTAGTAAAACCTTATATGATAAGTCAGATAAGAAAGCCAAGGATGTTATTCGAACCTATCTACAAAGGAAGGGGCATACATTAAAAAAGAGTGAAGAAAAATTTTCTTGTGATATTGAAGGGGAAGAACATGGCTGGGAAGTAGAAATTAAATACTCTTGGAAGGGAGACTGGCCTTCATCATGGGAAGATGTAAGGATACCTTATAGAAAAAATAGATTGCTTAAACAAAAGGGGGAGGAAAACATTACCTTCTATGTATTGAACAGTGAATGCAAACAAGCCTGGGAAATTACAGGAGAAGTAGTAGCTGCCGCTGATCAGGTAGAAGTACCAAACAGGTTTGTACCAGAAGGGGAATTATTTTTCAGCATACTTGTTTCGAATGCAACGAAAATTTTTCTTGACATTTAGTAACACATGGGTTATAATGCGTACCTAATCTTGAAAGGAGACTTTAATGATGAATGCACAAAAGCGAGAGTATGAGAATGCCGTGATACATGGTAGGGCTTTTTGGACTAAGCTAAATAAGTTTGATGAGTACAAAGATCGTTATCAACTTGATATTGGTGAGTTAACTTCTGACTCCATTACCCTTCTTGAAAACAAGGGGGTAAAATTAAAAACAAAAGAGCATGTTTCTGGTGGTCCTTTTGTCGTAGCACACACAACTAAGAGAATACCTGTGATGGACAAGGATCGAAATCCAATTGATGTCTCTTCTACATTGATAGGTAATGGGTCAGAAGTTAAAGCAAGGGTTACGTTTAATGCTGACCATCCCTTTGCTAAAGAATGGGGAACCTCTTTGTGGTTGAATAAGCTACAGGTTATTGACCTAGTAGAGTTTCAAGCACAAGACGATTCAGACTTCGATTAAGTTTGATAGTAACTGTTGGGCCAAAGACTGATGGGTTGGGTCATCGTAGTCTTTGGAAGTATGGTGGGCGAGGGCAGCTTAACAGATATGTATAGATTTTAAGTTTCTCCTTTGTGTCTATACATACTGGTGCTGTGGGGCAGCTATACATTATAGGAGAATTTACATGACGATTAAAAATGTTATACCAAACATAGCTAAGAGAATGAATACTCCTGCTCCAATAAAAGAGGAACACCTTACTTCTTTTATAACAAACATTACTGATGTAGTATCCAGATACCTTGAACAAGAGAGGTCTGGAAACGGTAGCAAAAATCTACGGATGTCTTTAATAGGAAGGGCAGATCGTAGGATATGGATGGAAATCAATGGACCTAAAATAAAAGAAGAAGAGTTTACACCTTCCACATTGATGCGGTTTCTATATGGTTCTATCGTTGAAGAACTTCTCTTGTTCTTGGTTAAAGAAGCTGGGCATACTGTTAGTGATGAACAAAAGGAAGTTGTCATTGATGGTGTTAAAGGACACATGGATTGCAAGATTGATGGAGATGTTGTTGATATTAAATCCAGCAGTGATTATAGTTTCCGTAAGTTTAAGCGAGGATTCGATGGTGATGATGACTTTGGTTACATAGGACAGATCAGTGGTTATGCTGAAGCAGAAGGCAAGGACACAGGATATTTCCTTGCATTAAATAAATCTTCTGGTGAACTAGCATTACTAGAAGTTACTGACTTTGATCTTATAAATGCAGAGGGGAGGATAAATCATATACGTTCTTTCCTAAATGATAAAGAGAATATGCCAGAAGTTTGTGTTACTCCTGTACCAGATGGTACATCAGGTAACATGCGGCTGGCGAGGATGTGTGTATATTGTGAGTACAAGAAAGAATGCTGGCCTAAACTAAGAGCATTCAAATATAGTAATGGTACTAAGTATTTTACTAAGATTGTTAAGGAACCTAAAGTAGAGGAGATACATGTCTGATCCAATCTTTACACGTCATGAACCATGTCCTGAATGTGGTTCAAGAGATAATGTAGGGGTGTGGGCAAACGGAAGTGAACATTGTTTCACCCCTAATTGCAATTATCATAAGAAAACAGAAGGAGATTACATGCAAACATCACAGCAAGAAAAAGTTATTTCCTTAACCAAGGGGATGTTAAAAGATATCCCTGACAGGTTCATAACTGAAGACACTTGTCGAAAGTATGAGGTAACAATCCAAGGGAATAAACATTTCTATCCCCTCTTCGATGATGCTGGTGTACATATTGCCAACAAGGTTAGGCGGGTGGATACAAAAGATTTTTATACTGAAGGTAAAGTTTCATCTGGTACTTTGTTTGGGCAGAAGGGCTTCGCTGAAGGAGGTAAGTACATCACCTTATGTGAAGGGGAGATTGATGCCCTTTCAACATACCAAATGCTTGGGTCGAAATGGCCTGTGGTTTCTGTTAAGACAGGTGCCGCTGGTGCAGCTAAGGATGCTGCAAAGGATTATGATTTCCTTACATCATTTGATAATATAATTATTTGTTTTGATAATGATGATGCAGGTAACAAAGCAGCTAAGAAGGTAGCAGAAGTATTGTCTCCCAAGGCTAAGATTATGCCAATGCAATATAAAGATGCTAATGATTACCTCCTTAACAAAGCACAGAAAACCTTTGTTAATGATTGGTGGTCTGCTAAGACGTACACACCTGAAGGGATTATTGCTGGTTCTGAAATGTGGAGCACTGTTATGGAAGGGGCTACGGAACCTTCAGTTGTATACCCTTATGATGGAATACAAAAGTTAACATATGGTGTACGTATGGGTGAACTGGTAACTATAACTGCTGGGGCAGGGCTAGGTAAATCACAGTTCATTAAGGAGATGGTGTACCATATATTAAATAGTACATCAGATAATATTGGTATGATGTTTATGGAAGAATCTGTTAAGAGGTCTGGGTTATCTCTTATGAGTTTAGAAGCAGACAAACCATTACATCTTCCTGATGTCTTTGCTGAAACAAAAGATGAAGAGTTTAAGGAATACTTTGAAAAGACCTTAGCAACTAATAGAATGTTTTTCTATGACCATTTTGGTTCTAATAGTATTGATACCATAGTTGGAAGGGTGAGGTACTTTGCCAAAGCTTTAAGTTGTAAGTATGTTGTTCTTGACCATGTATCTATTATTGTTTCTGATCAACAGCATGGGGATGAGCGCAGAGCCTTGGATGAAATCATGACTAAGCTTCGTACTGTGGTACAGGAACTTGACATCTGCCTACTGTTAGTATCACATCTACGTAGGCCAACGAATGCTGGGCATGAGGAAGGAGCAGTAACATCCCTTAGTCAGTTGCGAGGATCAGCTTCTATTGGACAACTAAGTGATATTGTTCTTGGTCTGGAACGTAATGGTCAGCATGAGGATGAAAGGGAACGGCACACTACTACAGTACGTGTTATTAAGAATAGGTTTTCTGGATTGACAGGGCCAGCCTGTAGGTTATATTATAGTAGGCAGACTGGTAGGCTTACAGAACTAGAAGAGGAAGATGAGGATTTTGAATGATCATATTTCAATCAGTCGTAAATGAACTGGATGTAAACACCAACAAAGATGTATACTATCTTGTAACTGGGAACGATAAGCAAGAAGGGTTTAATCTGGTTGGTGAGAATGTTCTTGCTATAAGAATGAAGAAAGCATTTGGATCATCCGACTCATCTTTTTGGCTTGACGATATGTACAAATCAAATGTTATGAAGTTTGATTCTGACATTGCTAACGTCAAGCAACTCCTGAAGAGAGGGGGAGTTGTGGTGTTCTCCCCTTCTCTTCTAGGAGAAGACCTTGACAACATGGAAACCACCTGTCCTAAAACTACACAGCATATGAAAAAGAAACTAGGACAGTTACTAAATGACAAGCACTAGGTCAAGGAAAGCAAAGGGGAGAGCATTGCAAAACTTTGTTGTTTCAAAGCTATTAGAATATGCACCTGCTTTAGAACAGGATGATATTAAGGGAGCTATCATGGGGGAAACAGGAATGGATATTAAACTTTCTCCTGCTGCTTACAAAAGATATCCTTTAAAAATTGAATGCAAGAACCAAGAAAAGTTTAAAGGTATCTATTCTATTTATTCTCAAGCAGAAGAACATAAAGGAAAAGGAGAACCTTTAGTGATATTAAAAATGAATAGGAAGAAACCTTTAGTTATGATGGACCTAGATTTTTTCCTTGACATTTATAAAAGGAGTGTGTATAATGTTTAATACTTGGAATGCTGGCTTCGATGATGAGGAATTAAAAAGCTTACAAGCAGAAAGACAGTACATGATATTCATTCCTGATCCAGAAGATAGTGGAACTTTTTCTGTTAAAGTGGCAGACACAACATCGGTAACAGATGAGGAGGATGATGAAGATATATCTGCTAATGTTTCTTCTGTTATCATAAAAGGTTTTATGTATATGCTAGATAATGAATTAGATTATTTAGTTGACAAAGGACAAGAACTTATTTATGAGGAATATATTGAAATGAAAACAACTTCTTTTAAGGATACAGATAATGTCCTTGTGTTTAAACCTAAGAAGCCTAACTAATAACAAGGGATGAATGGAATGACTTCTTATGCAGAAGATTTAACTATAGGTGATTGTGAGACAGATCAAATTAACAGACCACCCCATTACAATAGTAACACAATGGAAACTATTGATTTGATAAGGGACAGTATGGAATTGGAAGAGTATAGGGGATACTTAAAAGGAAATATTTTTAAGTATGTTAGTAGGTATCGTTATAAAGAAAAAGAAAATCCTTACAAAGATTTGTTGAAGGCACAATGGTATCTGTGCAAACTAATAGAGGATATAAAGAATGATGGGCAAAAGTGAAACCTTACAGGATAAATTACATATCTTTCATCGTGCTTTCAAACATCCTGTAGGATTAAAATATCCTGAACCTTCTGCTTTAATGGATGGTGAAAAAGATTTAAGGAGAAGGCTTATACAAGAAGAATTTAAGGAGTTGATGTATGCAATTAGTAATCAAGATGATGATGAGGTTCTTAAAGAACTCTGCGATCTGGTCTATGTGTGCGTTGGGTTTGCTGTCACTTACGGGTGGTCTTTTGATACTGCATTCAATCGAGTACATTTCTCGAACATGTCTAAGCTGGACGCAGAAGGCAATCCACTCTATAGAGAAGATGGTAAAGTCATTAAGTCTAACTGCTATGAACCACCGAAACTTATGGACTTAGTATGATGGTACATCCTATTATTTTATCCTTCCTCATACTGTGGTTTCTTTCAGTAATGTGGATTACTTGTGATGTTATACTTTAAAGGAGAAAGTTATGAAACGAATGAATATAAATAAAAAAACTTTTCCAAATCCTTATAAAAGGAGAAAAGCTTTACTAGAAGAATTGGAAGACATAGCTAGAGACATGGATATTGATAAAAAAAACGGGTATGAAACGGATGTTCTATTAAGTATAGACAAACAGGATGTTAAAAAAGAGTTAAGAAAATGGCACAAAGATTTTATCAATTTAAACAATCATGAGACCTGTTGGATTTATCCTGATTGTTTATCCAGCCAACCTCATGATGCAGGTGAGCCTATATGGGAAGCTCAACCTGCTGGAATGGATGGTTGTTTGTGGCAACAAGAAAACCCTACATCTTTTGGGAATAGATAAAGGAGAACAATATGGAACTACCAATTAACCTTATGAATGATATTGTTAATTATCTTTCCCGTCAACCGTGGAGAGAAGTTGACAACTTGATTAAAGGAATAATACAAGCTCAAGCACAAGAAAAGTCTGCTGTTGAAACAGAACAGAAGGAGTTACCCTTGGTATGATAACTGATTATCAATCATTCATTCATCAATCACGGTACAGTCGTTGGCTTGAGGAGGAAGGGCGTAGGGAAACTTGGCAAGAAACGGTAACAAGGTTACTAGATTTTTACAGAAGCTTTTTAAAAAACAACCATAGCTATAGCATACCAGAGGAATTATACACTGATTTATATGTAGCTATTGTAACCATGAATATCATGCCTTCTATGAGAGCAATGATGACGGCTGGTCCTGCATTGGAACGTAACCATATTGCAGCATACAACTGTAGCTACTTACCTGTGGATAGTCCTAGATCATTTGATGAGTGTTTATATATATTAATGCATGGCACAGGTGTAGGGTTCAGCGTTGAACGTCAGTTCGTTAATCAATTACCACCTGTTCCTGATATCTTTGAACTTAGTGAAACATGTATTATTGTGCAGGACAGTAAGGAAGGGTGGTTCAGAGCATTCAAAGAACTAATTAATTTGTTATATGCTGGTCAGCTACCCCGTTGGGATATGTCCAAGGTCAGGCCCCAAGGTGCAAAGTTAAAAACATTCGGTGGTAGAGCAAGTGGTCCTGAACCTTTGAATGAATTGTTTAAGTTTACTAGTAACATGTTTAATAATGCTAAAGGTAGGAAGCTAAACAGTTTGGAATGTCATGATCTCATGTGTAAGATTGCTGATGTGGTTGTGGTTGGTGGTGTGCGTAGGTCTGCACTGATCAGTCTATCTAACCTTAGTGATGATCGTATGCGTCATGCCAAGTCAGGTGATTGGTGGAACACACAACCACAACGATCCTTTGCTAACAACTCTGTCTGTTATACAGATGGTTTAGATACAGGTTCCTTCTTACGTGAGTGGAGTTCCTTATATGATAGTAAGTCTGGTGAACGAGGCATCTTCAACCGTAATGCTGCACAAGAACAGGCGGCTAAGTATGGTAGAAGGGAAGCGGATATAGAATATGGAACCAACCCATGCAGTGAGATTATACTACGGCCTAAACAGTTTTGTAATTTAAGTGAGGTTGTTGTACGAGAAGAGGATACACCTGAAACATTACAAAAGAAGATTGAACTTGCTACTATCTTAGGTACTATCCAATCCTGCTTCACTGATTTTAAAGGACTAGGTAGACAATGGGTTAAGAACACAGAAGAAGAAAGGTTGTTAGGCGTATCTCTTACAGGTATCCTAGACAATGCCATGTTAGCTAACAAGACAAAGGATAGCCTTCCTGCACTGCTAGGTAGTCTTAGAACAGGTGCGGTGCATACTAATCGCAAATGGTCTTCTCTGTTTAACATAGAACCTTCTGCTGCTATCACCTGTGTTAAACCTAGTGGAACTGTTAGTCAGTTGGTTGATGCAGCTTCAGGTATCCATCCTAGACATTCTGAATATTATATCAGGACGGTACGTGCAGATAAGAAAGACCCGCTGACACAGTTCATGACTGATGCTGGGTTCCCTGTTGAAGATGAGAATAAGAAACCAGAAACAACCGCTGTGTTTTCATTCCCAGTTAAAGCACCAAAGGGTGCAATCACTAGACATGATATAACAGCTATTGAACATCTGGAAATATGGAGAATATATGCAGAGCATTGGTGTGAACATAAGCCTTCCATTACAGTTAGTGTTAAGGAAGATGAATGGTTGGAAGTAGGAGCGTTTGTATATAAACATTTTGATACCATGTCTGGTGTAAGTTTCCTTCCAATGTCTGAACATATCTATGAACAGGCACCATATCAG